CATTTTGATAGAGAAGCAACCCGATCGTAATAAAAAAATGAAAATGGTGGAACACTTTTTACACGCGTATTTTGTCATAAAAGCTCCAAAATCAGAGACGATCATTTACGATGCGAGGTTTAAAATCCCAGATGTAGTGGGTCCCGGGAAAGCGCAATACATGAAACGTAAAAAGGTATCCATAGAAAGATGTGAAGCATTTTTACGTGGGGATGATACGAATAAACATTGGATAGAAACCTTCATGAAGTCTAAGAAGAAGGACGATTTAGCTGATACTGTCATGCAAGCTATAAGTTTCACGAAGCGGGTGGAACCTAAGAAAAAAGAAAAGGTCGTGAAGAAACTTGTTCCCAGAAAACCTAATGAAAATCAAAAGCGTACTAAATATTCTAAATGTAACCTCGCGTACATATATAAAAATAGTCCCGAGTGTGAATGTCTAGAGAATAATAAAAGATTCATGAAAGATCTCAAGAGGTATTATAGATCTATTCAAGATCTTGTTTTAGATTTATAGAAACAATAGAAGATCCAGTAAAACCTTCTACATTTAATATCCCTTTATTATTTGCAAATTTTGTTATAGCTTTCAATACTTGACTGTTAGGTCTACAGTCGTGACACAAAATAACCCCATCCGACTTCATTTTTGGATAAATTGTTTGTAAATCATTTATTGCACCTTCATAAGAATGATCTCCGTCTATAAAAGCTAAATCTATACTTTTATCTCCGTGAATTCCGAGTGTGTATTTGCTATCACCTCTTATGGGTATTACTTTGTGTTGTAATTTATTGTCACGTACATTTTTATAAAATTGGTAAAAATAATCATCTACAATAGGTGGAATTCCACCGCCAATTGATAATTCGTTCATATTACAAACCCAAATATCATGACAATATACCAAGGATTCACCTTTCATAACAAGACCAGCTAAAATACCACTACATCCCAGATAACTCCCCGTTTCAACATACAGAGAATTTGGTTTAGCTTCGGACATATAATGTTTTAGTACGTGAGTATCATGAGCAGTTAACGTTCCTATTACACCGTTTAAATTTGTGAGAGCGGTGTCATTTTCGTTTACGTAATGGGTAATGTTCATTGTATAAAATGTGTCATATAGCTTTAACCTCTTAAAGAAATGACCCTTTGATAATTCAAAATGCAAGTAAACGTACTCGACCATGGATTTGTACGACTCGTCGACACTATGCCCAGAGAAAACCTCGACAACTCGATTGTTCAAGCAGCCCGGGTGTCTTATGGAGATGGAACGAAGACTTCTCGCGGAGACACCGGACTTATTCGATACCTGATGCGACACTGGCACACGACACCTTTCGAGATGGTAGAGTTTAAGTTTCACATTAAGATGCCTATTTATATCGCACGCCAACATCTTCGCCATCGCACCGCGAGTGTAAATGAAATGTCCGCCAGGTATTCGATCGTTCCCAAAGAGTATTACAATCCAGATACCATGCGAGGACAATCTGAGGTGAATCATCAGGGGTCGGAAGGTGAAGTTAGTGTAAGGTCCGAACTATCTGATGCGGGGTCTCAGCATCTCGAAAATTCGTTTGATATTTACGAAAAATTACTCGAAGAAGGTGTTTGTAGGGAGCAGGCCAGGGGAAATCTTCCACAATCGACGTATACGGAGTTCTATTGGAAGATTAACCTTCATAATCTCATGCATTATCTTCACCTACGAATGGATTCTCACGCCCAGAAGGAAATACAGGATTACGCACGAGCTATGCATGATCTCGTAGAACCACTCGTTCCTATCACGATGAAAGCGTTCATGGATTTCAGAGTAGACGCAATTCAATTAACCGGACCGGAAATTAGGGCTCTTAAACACGGAGAGATCATCAAATCTCCCGGGGAGCGCAGGGAATTTGAAGAAAAGTTAAAACGTTTAAATTTAAATATCGATACAAAGTAAATGCTCGCCATAACAAATACAATGACCATATTCGCCGCCGACAAGAAAAATAAAGGGTTCAAGAGGCTTAGTAAGAAAATACAAAAGGAACGTGATACTGACGTGGATAAGATCAAAGAGAAGGTCTCTGATATTTTCCGTGATGAACAGAACCGCATGAAGGGGTACCTCGAAGAACATAACAAGCTGATTAAAAAGACCGATAAGCCCAAGAAGAATGGTAAGAAATCTATTGATTTTTACGAAAAGTAAACCATAGAGTACATAAAACAAAAAACATAGCCAAAGGTGGGTTGTCTCCAAATTTCTCAGCCAATAGAGCGCACACCACGCTGTATTGGACGATCTTAATTTCCTGTCTCGTTTTGATCATAGTACGTTTCATAGACCCCCTTGATTTTTGAAGCCCAGATACAGCCGTACTTATTTTACCTATCGTCCCAGGAATCTCTGTCGTTTTCATGAATATATCACCAACATCTACGGATTCTATTATCTGCTGTTGAATCAAGGGCTCCAAATACGTGAAATAGTTAAAGTCTGGATCTAGTTTCAGACATATACCCTCTATAGTCGAAAAGGCTTTTGCGAGGTACACGAAACTACTCGGTACAACGAATGGTTTTTCAATCGCGAGTTGTGCGGCGAGATCATCGTTTACGATTCCAGAACCATCTAGGGTTTCTAAATACCCTAAGATGTTTTCAAAAAATAATTCAATATCCGAAACATCGGTAGAAGTTGGAACAATAACACCCAATTTAACGAGTGTGTCAACTACACCAGCGGTATCACGAGTTATTATAAATCCAAAAAGTTTTGTGAATCCATCTCTTAATTCTTCCGACAATGGCACGAGTAAACCGAAATCATAAAATACAAGTTTCCCTTTGGACGAAAAACCCAGATTTCCCGGGTGTGGATCGGCATGGAAAAGGCCATTATCCATAGTTTGGATGACGTACGCATTTATGAGGGCTTCACAAATCTTCTTCTTATTCACCCTCTTATCTGTAATCTCAGTCAGTTTCGTTGATGGTACATATTCCATGACGATCATTTCATCGTTTGAATACTTTTTATACATTCTTGGAACTTTCACCCAGTCGACATCTTTCATACTTTTCCGAAATTTTATAGCATTGTTAATCTCCTGTTTGTAATCCGCCTCTCCCAAGAGATATTCTATTGACTCGTTTAGAACTAAACCTGAACTATTTCCTGTATCGATACCAACACGCTCTAAAAATTGTACTATACCCCGTATAGTATCTGTATCCTCTTTCATGATGTTCAAAATTCCCGGACGTTTTACTTTTACAACAACTTTTTGACCGTTTTGGAGTACGGCCATATGGACCTGGCCTATACTCGCGGATTTAAATGGTACAGGGTCAAATTCTTTAAAAATATCATATTTTACATCTATGTCAATTTCCACGGGAGGAACATCATCTTGTAGGGATTCCAGTTCTTTTGTAAACTCTGGTGGATACAGGTCCGCTCTCGTCGAAGCGATTTGTCCTAATTTTACAAATGTTGGTCCAAGATCGAGAAGTTCTTGCTTCACCCATCTACCAAGCTCTGATTTATTTTGTACAGTAGCATTTTTCCATAGAAATTTACCAGCAAACTTCCATGTTTTCGCCTTCCTGGAAGTTGGACCGGGCACATTTATTCCTAAGCATGTTGCCATTCCTATTTAATATAAATAATTTTTATCCTTTAAATTTTTTTAAAAAATATCTTTTACATTTTTTTAAAAAAAATTATTTTCTTTATAAGTTTTAAGATGGAGATTGACAAAAAAGATAAACCGTGTTACGATGCAAAACCATCTGTGAACTGGAAATGTATATGGTTCACATTTGGTTTAGCCAGTGGGTATTGGTTCTTACCTAAGAAAAATAAATGGATACTCTTAGCCCTGTTGTATTTCCCTTATATACTTTTAGCGTACTATGATCATTGGTACGACTGTAGGCGAAACATGGGTCCAACATATTTAGCCATGTTTTATCATTGGGCCAAACCCCAAGATTCGAAGCAAATTAACGATTTCAAAAATTGGTGTCCGGAAATACGTAACAAAGTTCTCATGATTGATTTCGTGATATTATTAGGAGGACTTTTCCTTTTACCCATGTTCATGAAGTGGAAACCTAAATAATTTTATTTATAGGTTTGCGTACTGATAGTACATATGAAAACACGTTGTAAAGTTCATCAATCCATGTATGATCATAACGATAAAAAGTATATTCGAGTTATCATAGATGATGACTTCTATAAGATCGTCAGGCGCAAACAGTCATTTTCTGAGTATTTTGTTAAAGGTAAAAACGTAGATAATCCCCTGTACGGAAACATTCTCACGGTTAAAGTTCCATTCAGATACAATCGCGTGAGTTGTAAATTTGAAGGTGCGCCTGTACAATCTCTGAAACAGGACGACTTCGTAGATATCGACGTTGATTACATGGGTGTGTGGAATACCGGTGATTATAGTGGGTACACGTGGAAGTTGAAGTATA